CAGTGGACAGGTTCTACATTCCCTAACGGCGATCCTGTGCCCGACACAAGGATAAATCCTAACACCACTGGTATTACAACTTCTCAGGTTACTGTAGCTAGCGGTACAGTTTTAGTATCAGATAATACCGATAGTACCATAACTATTAATTTACAAAATGTTTCCGGGACCAAATATCTAGCTGTGGAAATATATGATAATACATCGCCTCCGCCACACAATTTATTTGCTATGAGTAATACGGTTAAAGTGGTTGGTACAGTCGCACCATGTAATCTTGCTACAATTGCTTCTAGTTATTACGACGATGCATATGGTGCTACCACTACAGGCGGCGGAATGCACATAAGATTGAGCAACAATGGCAGATGGAATATAAGTGGCTCTTCATCTAACCTATTTTCAGGTGCATGGTACACTGGTGCTAATAATGGTGATCCTGCATTACCTGATACTTATGAATTTAGAGTAACTGCATTAACTCTTGATAATCAAGAGGGTCCCGATACAGAGGTAGTTATTGATGGTCAGCTGTTCTATGATAATAGCACCTTACAATCAGGTGCTACATTACCAACTGCATGGACTCCTATTGTACTTCAGCAGGTAATACAATTAAGCGTTGGAGCACAACAGAATATCTATATGGCTGTAGCTATTACTGCCACAATTGAAATTAGAAAACAAAGCGACACTTCATGCATGTCAAGTCGTGTTGTGGCAATGCAGCTTACAAAAGGAATACCCGTATAAGATATTTTAATAAAGTAATGAATATAAAACATTAGCAATACCTATCGCTAAAAATTTCATTTTTTAGTATCTATAAATAAACTGCGCCTGTTCAAAACAATAGATTTTCAGTGAAAAATCTAGTATACTAAGGATTCTTTGTCCTTAAAGAAAGGAGATATTATGGAAAATATACAAACTGTGAATCAGCAGTTCGACGCTGACAAGTTTCAAAAATCTATAATTCCATTGGTTTTATTAGGTTTCCTGGCATTGAGTTTTTATGCCTGTTATCAACTTTTAGATTGGGTAATCGATACCAAGTTTGCCCAAATTCAAACCCCCACAGTTCATCAAGCCACAATCCAGGTTCGGGAAAGACAATTGACTTGTCTTGCTAGAAACATTTATTATGAGGCTGGTAATGAACCTTTTGAAGGAAAAGTAGCAGTTGCACAAGTCACTATCAACCGTAGTCAAAGTGGATTGTTTCCCGAAGATATTTGTCGTGTGGTATATCAAAAAAATGTTTTTTACGAAAAAACCATATGTCAGTTTAGTTGGTATTGTGATCGAGAAGCAATGGCAAGAATTTTACATCAAGAAGTTTATACCGAAAGTTATGAAGTAGCTAAAAAAGTTTTGTTGGAAGGATTTAGGTTGCCCAGTTTACATGAAGCCATGTATTATCATGCAGACTATGTTAAACCTGGATGGAACAAACAACGCATTACCAAAATCGGTCGCCATATCTTTTACAAATAAGGAACCATATGAACAACAATGAAATACCGACTGTGACTAGAATTTTTGAAAATATTTTAAATGTACCTGGTATCATTTTGACTTTTATAAGAGATCATTTAGTCAATATCAGTGCTCATACCTTAGGCTGGATGACCATAGTTCTATTGCATCTAGCCAGTGTGCCAACTTTGTTGGCAGTGTTGACTAATCAAAGTGACAAGATGCCACCAGTTGATATCATGTTATTTGTTTGGGCTGGACTTACTACTATCTTTTTCAAAAGTTTGTTTGAGCGTAACTATTTGTACATAGCCACTATTTGCCTTGGTTTCGTTGGGCAGACAATACTAATGAGTTTGATTTTGTTTAAATAATTGAGCTTATTAGTTGGCAGTTAAGATGTAAATACTATGAGAACTAAGGAGTTCCAAATGTCTAAACGAAGCACCTTGGAAGTAACCGAATCCGAGTTTGGCAGTGTTGAACTTGAGGAAACTGATGATCTTCAAATTGAAAACACCGATATTGGTTTTTTACTTGACAGTGATGGCAATCTAAAAACTGTGTTTGGCCCAGAATCCGGATTCACTAACCCCAACGAAACTGTTGCTGCTATTCTAGAAATATTGGGTATTGACGAACTTACACCACCAAATCGTACTTTACATTAGTAGTCAAAAAACTACACATTTGTGGTAGAAAAACAACACTTTTCTGCCTGAAAAAACAGTAATTTTGCCTGTTTTTCAAGCAGTTTTTTGTTGTTTTTCAGCAACATTGCCCCTAAACTTGACAGGGTTACCCATTTTTGTTATACTACGAGTATGGAAAAAACGATTCGTACTCGCAAGCGTAGACAAGACACTAAACATGCCTTGTACATGATAGTCAATGTAGTGACAAATGAGCACTATATTGGCATTACAGTATGCGGCAGTCAAGTTAATCGTGCTCTCAAAATACGCTGGCAAAAGCATGTTCGCCGCGCCGTAACAGAGAACAAGTCGTGGGCATTATGCAACAGTATTAGGTCGCATGGCGCCGACGCTCATGTTATACTATTGGTTGATGTTGTACGAGGCCGTAAACCCGCCCACGCTGCCGAGCGTGAGATTGTAAACAGTTGTAATCCTGCACTTAACACGCATTAGGAGATAGCTATGCTTACAATAGAGAAAGACAACAAAGAGGCCCCTAACAAATGGTGGGCTGCTCAAGACGCCAGAATGCGTAGTATTGCTAACAAAAGTCGTTGGGATACGAAAACGCATCGCAAAGTCGACGCCATGATGGCAGTGCTTGACACGCTTTATAGCGGTAGAATTTACGACGCCTATAGAGTGCGTAGTGTTGCAATTAAAATTGACAAGCCTCAAGTTCGAGATCGCAAATGGCTTGCTGTAATGGAAGCAGACTGGGAAGCTGAGGGCATTTATAAAACTCAGACCCCTCAGGGCATACTGTATCAAGTTAGGAAGTTGTAAAATTACAACAGGTTGACACCGTAGCCCATTTTTGTTATACTAACGGTACACTGAAACAACGGAGATCAAAATGGCATACAAAGGTTTTTATCGTGCTCCTCGTGTTGTTAGCCCTGACGCTGCTCAGGAACCCCAAGTACAAGCTCTGCGCGATGCTATGAGCGCAATGTCTGCTCGCGACGCAGAGTTTGCTGGTAGTTTAGTCAGCAACTTCTACCGTTTTGGTCGTCTCAGCGACAAGCAGTTGGTATGGGTTGATACGCTTACTCAGCGTGTTACTAATCCTGCTCCTGCTGCACCTGCCGCTGTACAAGTCAATGTTCAACGCATTCAGGACATGTTCGATCGTGCCGGTAAAACTCTCAAGCGTATCAAAGTCAAACTTCAAAGCGTTGAGGGTCAACCTGTAGCGTTTGGTCGTGCTGGCGCCGCTAGCAAGTACGCTGGCCAAATTCTTGTAACCGACGGTGGTCCGTTTGGTGCCAACAAGTATTTTGGTCGCATTGACATCAACGGTGACTTCCATGCTACTAGACAAGCTGGCGCTGATGTTGTAGCATTGGTGCAAGAGTTTGCCGCAGAGCCTGAGGCTACTGCTGGCAAGTATGGTCGTTTAACTGGTGCTTGCAGTTTTTGCAATCACGGTCTCAAGGACAGTCGTAGCACTGAATTGGGTTATGGCCCAGTGTGCGCTCGGCGTTTTGGTTTGGTACATTAATCAAGGAGATATACGATTATGAACAAAGTATCTATCGTAAAAGGCGACATAGTTATTGTAACGCAAAACTACAATTGGTCACGATATTCTGGTTTTAGGAATATAGGGGGGCGCTTATACGAAAAAGAAGTATGGAAAAAACGCAAGTTGTCACCAGGAGATAAAAAAATTATAAAGATAGGTAAAGTATGTAGAGTAAATCGTCTTACATATACAGTTGAAATGCACGGTGACTGCCTTGGTTGTGAATATGTAAGAGAATTTCTCGTACCTAAAAAAGATGTGCGTTTGAGCCTTGAACAAACAATTAATCGGATTTAACCATGGATCAACCCTGGCAAGTTATCTCAGCATTGGAAACTCATAATCTGCGTACCAACAAGGAGCAGATTATTGAGGCTCAAGCTCAAGCCGGCAACTCTGAATTCTTTGAGGGTTGTCGCCTGGCTCTTGATCCCATGATTACCTTTGGTATCAAGCAAGTGCCAGAAAAGAAGGCAACTGATCAGCTGACTAGCGACCATGGCATGAACTGGGATACCTTTGCTTTGGCTATTACTGGTTTCGTCAACAGAGAGATTACCGGCAACATGGCTCGCGACATGCTGAATCACATGATGCTGGCTAGTACTGTAGCACAGTGGAATATGTGGTATCGGCGTATTCTGATCAAAGATCTACGCTGTGGTGTTAGTGAAAAGACTATTAATAAGGTTGTAGAGCGTGACTATCCTGGCTATAGCGTGCCTGTGTTTGGCTGTCAACTTGCTCATGATAGTGCTAATCACGAGAGCAAAGTCGCAGGAAAGAAACTGGTCGAAGTCAAGTTGGATGGAGTTCGTGTTATCACTATTGTGCATCCAGACGGCAGGGTTGATCAGTTTAGCAGGAATGGTAAAGAACTTGTGAACTTTG